GTATATTAATTATTTTGATACTTTATCGCTTGTTAGAGAAATTATATTTTATAATTTAAAACAAGATTTTTCGCAAGTAATATTAACCGATGGCGATTTAGTTTCAGGCTTGCCACAAGTCAATAGAGATAGTATCAAAGCAACTATGGTTGGTTATTATCTAATACTATCCGACATTGGCTACGGCTTGTTGAGAAAAGGAACTGCACAAAGAGATGCTTTTGCCAAAGCTATTGACGATAGTATTATTGTCAATTTAGTTGACGGCACCGTAACTCTTGAAAGCATTGCCAACATCACAACACAGCTTCGTAATATTATTGTTAACTTTACTCCAACTTTCGAATAAATATGACTACTATCTTAAATAATTCTAATTTACAAATAAACACTATCAATATAAGATACGAAGGCAATATAAAATTCAAGCCGGGCGGCGCAACTAGAACTCCTTATGTGCAGAATAATGGCGATATTATTATCACAACCGATAATTCTACAAATTATTCTGTATTAAAGGTAACTGTTAGAAATAATCAAGAAAATAATGCATTGTTTGATAGTTTTTGGTATAATAACGGAAATAATGTAATTAGCTATGGAGCAACAAGACTAGTTAATGCATATCTAATGGAAATTCCAGAAAGAGAAGAGCAAGGCACTACGGAATACGAGTTTCAAGCAAAATCTATTGTAATATAATATGATATCTATTAAGTTAAAACAACCGCTTACAATACAAGCAAAAGTAAATGATGTATGGACTTTTATTAACATTGATGAGCTTTATATAAAAGAGCCAGTTGTAAAACATAAATATCTTACTTTAAGATTAAGAACATTGTTTTTGAATGCCGTAAGAAGCTTGACAGACCAAAAGCAAAAAGAAGCTATTGAAAGCGAAAGCGAAGGTAGGACTTTATCAGCGAAAGATGTTAAGGCAATTATATCTTTCGCACAATGGAGCGAGGCAGACCAAGTAGATTTTTATAAAAAATGCCAAGAGCTTTTTAGCGAGGTTGTTTTTAGCGATATAGATTGCAAAAAAAATATTAATAAAAGTGATTTTGCTAATATGTCGCAACAAGATGAGGAGAATTTAATAGCGGAGTATTTTGCTAATTTTTTTATCAATTCGTGGATGAGCCAACTAAATTAGATAATAGTATATGCGATATTGCATATTTTTATCAAGGCTCAGCCACTTTTGAATGGTTAGAAAATCAGCCATTATCAAAAATAAAAATGTTAGCGGATAATGCTAGCAGAATTATAAAACAACAAGACAATGTCAATAAAATACATCCTAGAAGCCGTAGATAAAATAACACCTACATTAAAAAAGGTTCAGGCATCTTTTGATAATATGAATAAAAGTTTTGACAAAACTAAAAACTCTTTATCAAAAAATTCTATTGAATTCGAAAAATTTTTTAACAAAATACAGCAATCAGTAGAAAATACTGGTAAAAAACTTCGCAATTTTGGCTTGGAGCTTACACCTGTAAGTCTAGGTTTAGGTATTCTTGGAAAATCAGCATTGCAACAAAGTGCGAGTTTTGAAACATTAGCGATACAATTAGAAATCCTCACTGGTTCAGCGGAGAGAGGTAAAGAGCTTTTTAATAACTTGACTAGACTTGCCGCAGAAACTCCATTTAGCTTGAATGAAATAGTAAAATCAACAAGAACAATTTTAGGCTCTGGTATATCTTACGAAAAATCAATAGATACTATTAAAATGCTTGGCGATGTGTCAGCAGGTTCAGGAGCTAATCTCGAATCACTAGCAGTTGTATTCGGTCAAGTTGCTGGTGCCACTAAATTACAAGGTCAGGATGCTTTACAGTTTATATCTAATTCTATACCTATATGGCAATTGCTAAATAAGTCTACCGGGCTTTCAATAGAGCAATTAAAAAAACTATCTAGCGATGGCAAAATTAGTTTTGGTATGTTGCAGGAAGCTTTAAAAAAAGCAACCGAGCAAAACGGTATGTATTACAAAGCAACCGATAAATTATCAAAAAGTTTAAGTGGTGTATTTGCCAAGTTAAAAGATGATATTGATATGGCATTAGCAAAAATTGGCGATAATGTGGTGCAGACTACTGATTTAAAAAACAGTTTAAATGATGTATCAGCTGTCATTGCTAAATTAACCGAAAAATTTAATAATTTAAGTCCAGAAACTAAAAAATTTATTGTTTATTTTGGCATTGCAACAACTTTATTAGCACCTTTATTGCTTGGCTTGGGGCAGTTAGTTATAACATTTAGTATACTTGCTGGCTCACTTGGTTTTTTAATCAGTGGATTTGCTAGTTTAGGTTTGGGAATTATTCCTATTGTTGTTTTAACTACTGCTTTATATAAGTCTTGGGATAAGGTTATAATTGTATGGGATTATGCTATTGATAAACTAAAACAATTATGGGAATGGCTAACAAAAGTTGCTAGTATTGGTATAGGCAAAATTGCTAATATTTTTGGTTTTGATAACAAAATGCAAATTGAAACAACATCTAATATCAATACAAGCAATATTAATAATAATAAATTACAAGCAGGCGGTAGCTTGGATATCTTTTTTAACAATATGCCACAAGGCACAAAAGCTAACTTTACTCCTACTCCTAAAAACTTTATGAATGTAGGTTTAAATACAGTATATGGGGGGATTTAATGCTTGATTTAAGTTTATACGATGATTTTAGTTTAAATGGGATTGTTTGTTATTTGCAATCTACTACCTGCAACGGAGGTAGAAAGGTTGTTAGCAACGAATACCCCTACCGAGATTTAAGATATATACAAGATTTAGGAGGGCTTGAAAGAAAATTTACAATCAATGTTATAACGGATGATAGTGAAGGTTTTGAGAATAAAAAGAAGCTTTTAAAAATGCTTGATGATGGCGGACAGCTAGAAATGAGCCACCCTGACTATGGCGATTTAAAAGTATTTTGTTTAAGTTATACAGCCGAGAATAATTATATCAATGAAGTTGGCTTAACTAGAATTAGTCTAAACTTAGAGGTTGCTTCGCTAAATATATTCCCTTTAACAGCAAAAAAGAAGGGCTTTTTAGCAAGATTAAAATCTGCTATACTTGGCAAAAACGAAGAGAAGTTTAATAAAGCTTGGAAAGCGGTTAAAAAAGTTAAGGGAACTTTCGATAATACCGTCAAGACAATGAATTCCGTTTCAAAGAAAATGAAACAAGTTGCTAAAAAGATACAAGGTGCTGGCGATGGTTTTGGCAAATTTACAAGTGGCTTAAATGATTTAGCATTGTCAGCAAAGCAATTAGTGCAGTCTCCTACTTTACTTGTTGCCAACTTAAAAGCTAATTTTAATAACCTAGCAACCGCATACTCTACTGCAAAAGATGTATTTAATATTGCAAAAGATTTAGCTAAACTAAATTTTGATGATATTAATATGGATGGCAATAGTCAGCAAATAACTAACTATATTGTTAGCTCTGCAATGGCAACTTGCTATGAACAGGTTGTATTAATAGACTATAAAACAACTGATGAAATTGATATTGCTATAAAGGAGCTTGAAACTGCTTTTAAAAATATGCCGTCGACAATTGATAAAGATATTTACGATTTACTTAATCAAGCTAGGATTGAGGCTATGAACACTTTAAATGCCCTTGCTATATCATTGCCAAGCTTAAATAAAATAAACATAAATAACCCTATTAGTTTAACTAATTTATGCTATTCTTTATATGGCAATCTTGATTTATTGGAAACAATATCAAAGCTAAATAAAATTATTGACCCTACCGCCATTAGCGGTGATATATGGATACTAAAAAATGCCTAACAACATAATAACAGCGGAAGTTAACGGAGTTGCTTATGGAGGCTTTATAGAGGCATCCATAACTCACTCGATAGAAAATTTTGCGAGAAGTTTTTCGTTATCAATAGTGCAAAGCGATGAGTTTAATTCGCTGATTAAATTGCAAGATGAGATTGTTATTTATATTGACGATATCAAGGTGCTTACTGGATATGTTGAGGTTTTAACTAAACAAGGCGCAGCAGATGGTATTAGCTATAATATCGAGGGCAGAAGCAAGACTGGCGATTTAATAGACAGCTCTATTAATAGAAAAACATATAAACAAAAAGAGTTCAGGACACTTGTTAATAATGTTTTATTAGATAATGATTTTGCTAATATTAGTGTATCAAGCGATTTATTTTTTATTAAGATTGATAGCAACCCTATTGTTG